TTCATAGCTGTAATATATAAATTTGTTTTTTGATTAGCTGTATCTAAAGATTCTTTTCTTAAAAAAGTAGCTTCATCTCTTAAAGAGTTCCAAACAAAATCTAATTCCTGTGTTGTGACACCATAAGCATTTTGTACATTTTGTGCATTAGCAGCATTAATAGCAGCAGTATCAGCAGTATTAGCCTGTCTACGCCAGTTAGTATTAGCCTGTTCTATTGCTTGTGCATTAGAAGCGTTCCAAATATCTCTTTGGTTAGTAATGTTTTCATTAAATTGTTCTACTTGTAATTCTACTTGAGCATTAAATTTTGAAGCGTCTAATGAATTATTAGCTTCTATAGCTGCTATTCTGTTTTTTTCAGAAGCATTAAACTGTTCCATTGCATTGCTTTGTGTTGCGTTAAATTGTTCCATAGTATCTTTTTGAGATTTAAGAAACATATTAACTTGATTAGTGGACGTAGCTCCAAATTGTCTTGCTACATTTTCTGCTGCTTGATCAGATAATAATCTTTGTTGCTCCATCTGAGCATCTAATACAGAAGCTTGCTGTTCATTATTTAAATTTGTTACATCTAATTGTAAAAAGTTTCTAGCATTTTCTATTGATAATTTAGTTCTTGAATCGGCTGCACTCAAATCTAAAGATGCCATAGACGTAGCTCTTTGCATTGCTGCTTGTTGTCTAGCATTCATATTAGTTAATGTAGTGTTTTGCATAAACTGACTATTAGCTAGTTCAACTTGTTGTGCTGTAGAAAATTTAGTTAAATCTATATTGGCTTGTTTTGTAGCATTAGTTACTGCTCTTTGTTGATCAACATTTAATTGAGCAACATTCATTTCAGCAGCTATTCTGCCTTGAGCCAGATTACTTTGCATTGTAGCATTTAAATCTGCCATTAAAGCTTGCTGTTCATTTGTTAATGATTCTGCATTGGCTTGATTTTGTGCGCTTAAATTAGCCAGTTCCATTTGCTGTTCATTAGAAAGATTAGCAAGCTCCATTTGTTGTTTGAACCCTGCATTTTTAGACAGAAAATCAGCAGCTACCTGCATATTTGCAAGACGCATTTGATTATCAGCAGTCATGTTTTGCTGCTCAGTTTGGTTCTTTATTTCTAACTCAGCTAATTCTATTTGTTGAGCATTGCCTAATTCTTGAGAATTAATTTGTTGTCGGTTTTGAGATTCTAATTCTGCTGTTCTTTGACGATTTTGTAAATTTTGTAATTCTGTTTGTTGTATAAGCTGTGCGCTAGTTAAAGCCGTTTGTTGTCTTTGTTGAGTTTCAAGAACATTTATATTTTGTGCAAACTGAGCTGTTTGTGAAGAAGCTGTTTGTTGATTAGATAAATTACTTAATCGTCTAGTTGCATTTAAACGTGCTTCTTCTAAGTTAGCCTGTTGCTCTCTATTTAAATTATTTGTTGCTCTAGTTTGTAAAGCTTGTGCGTTGCTTTGTGCCATAGGTAAAGCAGTTTGTATAATAGCATTAAACAAAGCATCTCTACCTACTGTAGAAACACCCAAACCTCTAGCGGCTAAACCTTGTTCTACTGCCGATACAGCGGGTTTTGCCCAAGTTGGAATATTTCCAGACTCCATACCACCTAATAAATTTTCCATTTGAGCCGAAACTAAAAGTTCTGGCGGTAGTGCAGCTACGGCTGCTTGAACATCTATATCTTCAGTATCTATTCTTTCACTTACAGATGCAGCATCTTCTATTGTTTGTTCTGCTAACTCAGCAGGTATATTACCAATAGCAACCACAGCATTTGCAGCAGCTCCTTTAGCAGCTTCTCCAGTTACTTTAGCTCTTTGTCTTGCTTCATAACCTATTTGATCTATCTGTGCAGCTTCTCTAGGCGTAGCGGGTTTACCCGTAATTGCTGATCTCGTTGCAAACTCAGCTTCAGGAGACTCAGATAATACTGCTGTTTCTCCTGTTACTTTAGATATAAAACTTTTAGGGTCTATAATATAATCAACCCCTTTTGCCCTTCTAGATGCTGCCTCTTGTTCTGCTACTTGAGCAGCTACAGCAGGATCAGTTAAAGCTCTAATTTCTTCCATTACTGCTTCTACTGGGGCACCTTTAAAAGCCGGAATTATATCTCCCAACGAACGGGCTAACTCAGCTTCGTAATCTTCGGGCGATACTGTTCCATCATTTACTGCTTCTTTTAAAGTACCAATAGTTTCTTCTATGTCTTTAGCAACAGCTTTATCCATACCACTATAATCAATACCAGAAAAAGTATTTAATTGTTGTATAGCTTCTTCAGAAGTAGTAGTTCCTTCTCTACTAATACCTTCGGCTGTTTGTTGCTGTATTAATTTTTGTTTATCTACAGGTTTATAATTTCTTAAATAACTTCCCGGTACATAAGTTTCTTCTTGTGCTTTAGTAACATTATTTTTATAAGATAAACCAAGAGGAACTTTGCCTTCGTGATTATAATTATAATATTGATTCTGTGCTTGAGCTACTGTTAATCCTGTTGCTGCTGCAAACTCTTCTATAGAAAAATTAACCTGCCCAGTTCCTTGAGCAAGTTTTACAAACTCTGCTCTTGCTTGTTCTTGTGCCGCTATATACTCAGGAGTGTCCGGTGTTAATCCTCTTGCTTTAAGTTGTTCATCTAATGCTAAAATTTGAGACTTTAAACTTTCTGTATCAAAATTAACAGGTTTATTTTTAAACCCTGTATCTTTTATTGTTTCTTTTATAGCTTCTTGTGATTTAGCAGCTTCTTGTTTACCTACAAGTTCTTTAGTAGCATCCTTTACTCCTTCCGAAAAGGGGTCTGTACCAGTTACTTCTTCACCTGCTGCCTTTTGATTTTGACGATCTAATTCTGCCTGTACTTGTGCTTCTGTTGCTCCAAAAGTATCAGCAACTTCTTTTACTGTCATTGCTCCACTATTAATAGCTTCTACAACTTGTTCAGTTTCAAATTCTGTATAAGACCCGTCAACTGGAATATCAGCTACGTCAGCGGCAGTTGTTGTAGTAGCAGTAAAATCATCACGGGGGAAACTTATAAAACCATCATCGGGGTCTATAGCAGTACCAGTAGTCGTAGTATCAGTAGTTGTAGTGTCAGTAGTTGCCGTCTCAGCAGCAGCAGCTTGAGTATTTATAGCTTTTAAATTTTGATTTACATAGTCTTCTGAAACGCCATACTGTGCCGCTAATTGTGCAGCAGTTATTTTTCCTGAATTAAGATCGGCAACTGCTTGGTCTATGTCTGCCTGAGTATAAGCAGGTGTTGTAGTTGTAGTAGTATTTTCGGCTTCAACAGCATCAGGATTAAAAGTTTCTTGAACGCCAATTGGTTTTACAGTGTTATCAAACATAGCAACTCTGTTTAAATCTGCTCCTGCTGCATTATAAACTGAACCAGTAGTTCTATTAGCATCAGCAGTAGGATCGGTACTTGTTGTGTTTACACCACCACCAGAATTAATATCATCCCACGGACTATATTCTTTAGGAGCACCTCTGTCATAAACAGGCGCACCCCTGTCTACAGGAGGCCCAGAGTACATATTTCTTTCTTGCCCTAAAGCTAAACTTGCTTTATTTTTAGCTTTATCATACATTCCTCCAACCATCCTTGTAATATCATTTGGGTTCCAACCCTGTTCAGCATGAACTCTACCACCTTTACGGTAGTCTGCTCTTTTCTTTTGCGCTCTTGCTCTTTTTCCGGCCATAATAATTCCTATGTATTTCTCTCAACTTTATTTATTTTCTCTACCGTTCTCATTGTACCTAAACCGAGCATACCCATAAGAACAGGCATCATAGTAGAAACATCAATTAAAGGTATTGCAATATCTGAATCTGCTAAAACTAATATAAAATTAGTCATAGGGATTAAGATAAAGTTTGACAAAAGCGCCAGTGTACAAGTCCAACCGACTGCCGGCCTCCAACCACTAACAAACAAACTTCTATGTTTAGCTTCTTCTTTATTAACTTCTATCTGTGCTTTAATAACATCGTGGCCGTGACGTTCTGCCATTGTCGCAATGTCGTGAGCTAACTTTTCTTTTAGGTCTTTATCGCTTACTACCTTATCAAGTATTGTTGATACAGGGCCGATAAGCCTATCAATAAGTCCTAACATTAGATAACCAGTGCAATACCAATTACAATTAAGATACCTACACCTACAAGAATAACCTTACGTCTAGGTGCGCTTACAGGTTCGCTTAGTTTTTCTTTAGTTCTTATTACTAAATCTTTTAACTTGTCTAAAAACTCTATCATAAATTTCTCCACCATCTTTTAAATTTATCTTTATAGTGATAATAAACTATCCTAGTTAATTCTATATTCCCTTGTATTAAAATTTTTAAACAAATTATTATTACAACGATACAAAAAGCAATTCCAAATCTTATAAAAAACTCAGTCACTTCCCCAACCCATATAAATGCCTACAGCTAAAGCAGTTAATAATGCAGTTGTTACTATCCTAGCTACTGTTTGCCCCACTGTAACTTTAGTAGCTCTCCAAGAATCTAGTAATCCTCTTAGTTCTTTTACATCGTCATAAGCTTCTTCATCTGAAAGACCTATCTCTTTCAATGCTTCTTTTGCTCCCTCATGCGCTGCTTGATGTATAATCCTTTCTAGTTCTGTTTCGGTCATAATGTCCACCTCACTACCATTTAACCTTATTTACTTTTTTAGCAGGCATTTTATTATCCTAAATTATCTAATTGGTCGTGAGTAGTACAAGCATTAATAGCGGTAATGTTTTGATCTTTAGCATCTTTAGCATCACTTACTAATGCGGCATCACCAGAACCATCCTCAGTTTCAAGGCGCGTTTGATCATTAGCGACTTCCTGATATGCACCTTTAGCCTTACTAATAAGATTTGATTTACGCTGATCTACAGTTAAATTATTTACACCGTAAACAATCTGTACCGGATCAGTAGTAAGATCAAACGTATGTCCAGTATAAATTTGCTTGCCATCAGTAATTTCAGGACGCACTTCAATAGCTGCATACCAATTAGCCTCACCTGCGGGAGGTTGTGTATCCCAAACTTCTCTTACTTCTTCATTTACTACTTTTACAAATAATGACATAATATTTTCCTCTATCCTTCTCTCAAATATAATGAATGAATACCTTGTGAATCTCCAGGCCCACTACTAAGCCAGTTAGTTGCTGTACCTACTTGTACTGGAGAGCTTCTATTAGTACCTGCACCAATACCTAATATTCCTTCATCGTTATAACCCCAACCCCACAAAGTGCCGTCTGATTTAATCGCACCTGAATTTCTGTGTCGCGTGAATACTTTTCTCCAAGTTGTTAAAGAACCTATTTGTACTGGAGAACTTCTATTAGTGGTAGAACCATCACCTACTACTCCGTAACCGTTATTTCCCCAAGCCCACATAGTGCCATCAGTTTTAACGGCAAGACTATTTCTATCTCCTGCCGCTACAAATTTCCAATTAGTAAGTGAACCTATTTGTACTAAAGAACTTCTATCAGTAGTAGAACCATCTCCTAATTGTCCATCATCGTTGTGACCTACTGCCCATAAAGTACCGTCTTCTTTTACTGCTATTGTATGAGAATAACCACAAGCAACAGTTACCCAAGTTGTTACTGATCCAATTTGAACTGGAGAACTTCTAGCAGTAGTAGAGCCGTCACCCAGTTGTCCATTGTCTTGTTTTCCCCAAGCCCATAAAGTTCCATCAGTTTTAATTGAGTGCATAAACTTGTAACCGCCACCAACAGCTAATTCTCGCCAATTAGTTAATGATCCAACCTGAACGGGTGAAGAATAAATAGTAGTATTATTCATACCTAATTGACCTTGACTACCTCTACCCATACTCCACAATGTACCATCATTCATAATCATATGTGATGTGCCATTTCCACAAGATATTTGAGCATTACCATCGCCTGATGGTCCTACATCAGAACCCCAAGTAGTTAATGCACCCACTTGATTTGGGGAAACAAGCTGAGTAGTGTTATCTTGTCCTAATTGACCAGTAGAATTATAACCCCATGACCATAATGTACCGTCTGTTTTTGTTGCTATAGAATGTGCCCCACCCAAAGCAACTTGCGCCCAATCAGTTAATGAACCTATTTGCATAGGAGAAGTATGAGCTTGTGTTTCACCATCTCCACCAGTAGCACCTAATCCTAATTGTCCATTAGCATTGCGGCCAAAACCCCATAACTGTCTTTTTTTATTCGGCTTAGGCCAATTACCTGCTTTTTCATGAACCATTACTTCATCTAATGACCACACACCAGAAGCACTGCCTCCCTCTCCATCAGTAGGTGCAGTAATAGTAGGAGCAGTTTTATTTACAATTCCTCCCGGCCACTCCTTGCTCATGCAATTCTCCGTAATATTTGTTTATTTTTTGTAAGTTTTTCTTTAATTAAATTAAAAGGATCTTCCCAATTACCAAATTCTTTTTGTCGTATTAGTTTCATTGAATCATAATAAGGACAAGTATCTCCTTCTTGTGCATATAAGAAGTAAGGCATAACAGGTATTACTGTCCAAGTTTCTACACCCATTGCGGCTGCTAAATGGCTTACTGAAGTACAAGATGAAATAACCAAATCACATGAGGCAGTAGCTTGTCGTGTATCTTCCCAAGTATCTAAAGGAACTTGTTTAACCCACGATGGACAATCTTCTACACCCTCATCTTTTTGTAAAGAAATAAACTCTGCATCTGCATCTTTTACAGCATCAAATAAAAGATCATAAGGAAATTTCTTTTGATGTTCTTTTTCAAATACAGTTTGTCCTTGCCATCGTAAACCAATTCGGGTTTTAAAACCTCTAATACTTTTAGGTTTAGTAATATAAGGTATACCAGAAAGGTCTTTTAATTCTAATCCTAGTGGAACAACGGCTGACATTCCGTGTACTAAAAAGTCATGGTAAACCCCGTGACACATCTCATGTTGAACAACAGAACTCACGCCCTCAACATCTACAAATAAAGATGCAAGCTGTCCAGAACAAGATACGATTACTTTACAACCTTTTTCGGCAATAGACTTAGCATATCGTACTTGATGTATTTGATCGCCTAGTCCACCTTCTAAATATAATAAAACTGTACCTTTTGATTTTCCGTCCCAACAAGGTGATTGTGAAGTAACAGTATTACCAAATACTCCTATTAAACGTCCTCTATCCATTAACTGATAACCCTTTTGAATTTCTCCTTGACGTAATAAATACCATCCACGATTAAAAGCAGCTCTATGATTATTAGGCTCATTTTTTTCTATTTGTTGACTTAACCGCCAACCCTCTGCAAAGTGGCCTCTTTTTGAAGCAGCTAACTGAAGGTCTAGGTCATGTATTTCAGGGGTTGTACGAGGGTTTTTAAGCCAAAACTCAGGCTGACAAAACGAATTGTAATAATGCTTTAGTACATCTTTGGGGTCTTCGTTGTGCTGCTTTCCAAGCACAGGCTGAATATTGTGCATACCTTCATAGTGATGTAGCTCTTCATCATCTTCCTGAACGCTAGTCCCATCAATCGCTGTAAAGTCATAATTAAAATCAGGCAACTCCAAAAATTTATGGATGCGTTTAAGTTGAGCTTTTGGATTAGCTATAAGGTCTTCATATTCAACTATGCAAAAACATTCAGGTGCAAACTCATAACCAGTTTGTAAAGTTAAATATGCTGCTTTTAAATGAGTACTTAGTATTCCAGATTCCATAAATTTATCAAGATTATCTGGTTTAGCTACTCTAACAAATGATGCCATACAATCAGGTATTGATCTAACAGTAGCTACAATTTTAGGTAGTCTACCTAATACTTGGCTCATAGACTGCATAATAACAGGAATGGGCCAACCTCTGCCTTTATCTATAATAACAGGGTTTTTATAATCTTCATAAAACGTATTAATTATAGCATTCATTGTTTTAGCTAACTTGGTCTTATCTTTATCTGTATTATTTAATAGCTGTTGTGAGTGCCAAGTATTAGCTAACCCGTCTAAAGCAAATACTAACCCTGACGTTGTAGAAACATGAGTCTGTTTGTTTTGGTTAAGTATAGCCGCCAGTACCGTAGAACCGGAGCGAGGCACACCTGACATAAAATGTATTTGTTTTTTCATATTATTAACTCTGAGTACAACTAATTAAACTGTTTTAGTAACAAGTGCGTGTTCTGATTCTGGTTGCCCTGCCAACTTACTCCAAGTAGTAAGCGCCCCAACTTGCACAGGAGAACTATAGCTAGTCGTATTTCCTTGACCTAATTGACCACGATTATTATAACCCCAAGCCCAAAGAGTACCGCCTGTTGTAAGCCCCATACTACTGTGTTTTGCACCTCTAAATCTGCTCCATGTGGTTAAAGAACCTATTTGTACTGGAGAACTTCTATTAGTAGTACTTCCGTCACCTACTTGGCCGTAATTGTTCCTGCCCCAAGTCCAAAGCGTCCCGTCTGTCTTAACAACTCCACAATGATACTGTCCTGCACTTACTAATTGACCCCATGTAGTTAGCGAACCAATTTGAACAGGAGAAGATCGGTCAGTAGTGCTTCCATCACCTAATTGTCCATAGTTATTTCTACCCCAAGCCCAAAGCGTTCCGTCAGTTTTAATAGCAAAACTACTTTGTGTACCATCTCCTAACTGTGACCAAGTAGTAAGCGCACCTATTTGTACGGGAGATGAAGTGTGGGTAGTATTTCCTTGACCTAACTGACCTTGAGTATTTTTACCCCAAGCCCAAAGCGTTCCGTCAGTTTTAATGGCTGTAACAAAATATAACCCACAAGACACTTTTAACCAAGTAGTTAAAGCGCCTACTTGTACGGGGGAAGAATAGTAAGTGGTGTTATTTAAACCTAATTGGCCTAGTCCGTTAGCCCCCCAAGCCCAAAGCGTTCCGTTAGTTTTAATAGCAAGAGTAGAATTACGCATCTGAGTAACTGTTGCCCAATCAGTGCCTACTTGGACAGGAGAACTTTTATTAGCAGTAGTGCCATCTCCTAAACCTCCACTAGCACCTGCTCCCCAAGTCCAAAGCGTCCCGTCAGTTTTAATAGCCGCTGAAATATATTGACCTCCGGCACTGGCTTTCCAATTAGTAAGTTCGCCTACCTGAACAGGTGAAGAATAGTCAGTGGTATCACCTTGACCTAACTGACCATTTTGATTTCTACCCCAAGCCCATTGCTCTCTGGGTGGTACAAGTTTAGGCCAAGTGCTTCCTCCTTCTTCTTGAGTAACGTCTGTCATATACCAAACGCCAGATGTTGAACCGCCTTCACCATCAGTAGGACTATTTATTGTAGGAGGTGTGGCTGAAACTACACCGCCTTTAAATCTTGAACCCATAAGTTATTCCTTACGAAATTTCTTCATAACTAATAGTGGCTACTAAATCACTAGCTGCGCTTGCAATGCCGCCTAATGATTTATCTTCTTCTAAATAAATAGCAGTTGCTTTATCAAGTACAATAAGAGCAGAATCAGCAGGTACAGATATTGTAGAAGCAATAGCTACTCCTGTTCCACCTATATCATCCTGTGGATATAAATTAACTGTAATATCCGCAGCAGCACTACCATCTATATTGGTAATCATAAGCATATTAACTTTTAATACTTTACTGCTACTTGCGGCATTTGATAAGATTTCTGTAGCAGACGTACCAACAGCTACTTGCGCTGTTTTTGCGGTAATCGTTGCTACATTTACTACATTAGGGGCTGACATTTATAAGTTCTCCTTTTAACCAAAGACCATAGCCATAGCAATAGCTTTGCCTGTTGATGCTTTAGTGTCTAACTGCGTTTGTATCGCAGAAGTAACACCGTCTGAATAATTAAGTTCTGCTGCGGTTGCTGTAACATTAGTACCTCCAATATCAAGAGTAGTCATTGAGACTTCTCCGGCTACTGTTAGTACTCCACTAGCTACTGTCATTAAATCCGTATCACCAGTATGTCCAATAGTAGAACCATTTATAATAACATTATCAACTGTTAGAGTTGTTAAAGTTCCTAAACTAGTAATATTAGATTGTGCTGCTCCTGTTACTGTAGCTGCTGTACCAGACGCATTGCCTGTTACATCTCCTGTTAATGGCCCTGCAAAAGCATCTGCTGTAACTGTACCATCAAAGAAAGCGTCTTTAAATTCATTATCAGATTTACCAAGATCAATAATATTATCAGAACCTGGATAAAGCGCACCATCTTCTAAAATTAATTGCTTTTCATTTCCTGCATAGAAGTTAATTTTATCAGCATCTTCAAAATCTATTTTAGTTTGATCATCTTCACCAATTTTTATATCTGTTGCAAGTAAAGAAGTAATTCCTGTCTGTGCTGCATCTACTGTAAATGTTAAATCATAGGGATCGCCATCTGTGCCGTTATCTGTATCAGTCCAGTTTGTTGTAATACCTGATCCAATAAACTTTACTTCTTTAGCGTTAGAAACAGTTACTTCAGTACCATCATCATCTTCAAGAATAAAGTTACTCATTGTACCTGAACCAGATGTTTGACTGTCTACATAAGCTTTTACAGATTGCTGTGTAGGCACAAGAGTCGCACTATCTGAAGACATATTATCTTCATCAACCCAAGCAGTAACTCCTATTGTTCCATCAGAAAGTGTTCCAAAAGTTATTGTACCAGATGCCGTAACACCAGTACTTGATAGTAATCCAGTAGAAGGATTATAAATTAAATCACCATCAGACTCTAAACCTAAGTTGCCACCATCAAGATCACCACCTGCTGTAAAAATAATAGCATTGTTTTCATTTGTGCTTTCATTGTCTGTTATAGTTACTGTCGTTGCTATAGCAGCGGTTCCAGTTGTGTCTTGGTTCAGTGTTCCAACTGTAAAGTCTAATGTATTATCACCATCTTGATATGCTACAGTTATACCCGATTCTGTATTTGAACCAACCATAGCACCGACAGTATCAGCAATATATTCGTTTAGAGCTGTACCATCAACTGTAATTGCATCTGCTTCAAGTGTACCATCTATATCGGCATTACCTGAAATATCAAGTGATCCTGCATCTAGTTCTCCTGAAATTGTCAGAAGACCACTAGAAGGATTATATGTTAAGCCTGTGTCGCTTTCTGCTCCTTGACTTCCAGTAGCACCATCTACAAAGATTGGATAAACTGTCTCGTCTGTAGAGTTATTAGCTGATACTGTAAAATTATCTGCTGTACCTGTAGTATCTTGGTTGAGAGTACCTATTACAAAATCTAGAGTATTATCTCCGTCTTCATAGGTAACTGTAATATTTGTCTCTGTATTAGAGCCAACCATAGCTCCTACTGTATCTGCTATATATTCATTTAAGGCTGTTCCATCTACCGTATAAGCATCTGCTTCTAAAGTTCCATCAATATCTGCATTACCTGAAATATCTAAAGTAGTTGCGTCTAGTTCACCCGCTATTGTTACAACACCATCAGCAAGTGTAATTAAATCAGTATCATCTGTATGTCCTATTGTTGTACCATTTATATTTACATTATCTATAACTGCTTGAGTAATTGCACTATTTGTTCCTAGCGTTGCTCCATCTACTGAGCCACCATTAATATCTGCTGTATCTGCAACCAGAGCATCTGTTGTTACTGTGCCATCAAAGTAAGCATCTTTAAATTCTAAAGAGCTTGTGCCTAAATCAATATCATTATCTGTAACAGGTACGATAGCTCCGTCTTGAATACGAATTTGTTCTACAGCAGAGCTAGAAACTTCTACAAAGAAACCCCAACGGTTGTTTGTACTATCAGCTACAATTTTATTTAAAAAATCTTGATCACCTATTGTATGTATATTACCGCCTTCTGCGGCTGTACCATCGTGTTGATGACCTGTAGTACTACTAGAAGCATATGAAAAAGCAGTTAGAAGTCTATTAAATTCATCATTAAATAAAGCAGCAGTTATCGTATCTCCATCTGCCATTGAGCTTTGTCTTACATAACTTGTACCCATTGCTATCTCCTACCGGATGGTCTATAATCTACATAAAAACCATTTATTGAATAAGGTGCTTTAGTATCTTGACTAAATATTTTAAAGGCTATATTGTGTCCACTTCCCTGTACTGCTTGTCTTGCCATAGGGTCTTGAGAAGCTCCAAATACTGATGTATTAAAAGTTCCTGAACCAAATACTGCGGGAGTTGGTATTGAATCTAGTTCATAATTTGGAGGCTGTGGTCTATTCGTATCATCAAAATCATATGTTATCTTTAATGTAGGTTCTATTGTACCTTCAGGTGTAAAAGATATTTTTGTATAATGTAATGTTTTAAGTGTACCTGCATCTCCAAAATCTAAGTTAGGTGTTTTATATCTAGCATCTATATTTGTTTGTGTTCCTGCCGGATTAAAATCATTTCCTGTGTTATGGTTATAAACATATCCATCTTTATCACCATGATATATTTTTTCTACACTATCGTTATTAAAACCTGATGTAAATCCATGTGCTTGAATGCCTATTGTTTCAGACCATTCAAACCCATTAGGAGTTATTGTACCTATCAAACCTTTTGATGTAGATGTAGAACCTGAACTTGCACTATAAAATAATCTGTATTGAGATTTACTTCTTAATACTGCACTACTAATAGTAAATGTATCTATAGAAGCTGCTATTTTTGATACTATAGATTGTATGTTTCTAGATACAGAGCTTAACTCTACGTCACCAATACGTGCTGTACCTGCAACTAAACGAAATCCATCAGGACTTAAAAATAAAAGATCGCCTCCTATTTCTTGAATACTATGTCCATCCAAACAACCTACGTTTTGTGTAATAGGTGTTACAGCTATAGAAGCAGAAATATTTATGTCTGATAATTTATAAATACTATTTTTACAAAATATAATTAAATCACCACGAAAACTTTTTATTCCTACTACCTGATCATCTAGTACAATACTTCCAGAGCCGCTTGAAGTAAAATCATTTATGTCACTTGTGCCGCTATAAAATATTGTATTAAGTGCGGTAGCTGCTCCGGCAACTACTAAGTGTTTATCGTGAATAGTACAAAATTTTGGATAGTGCGTACCGCTAACTGTAATTTCTTCATAAAAGAAAGTTCTATCTGTTAAAGCTCCTGTACCTGTCATTTTAAATAAAGCAGGTTTTACACCAGAACCTTTATCGGTAATTACTACCTCACCATAAGTACTAGACCCTTCAAACAAAGCAAAAGAAGCTTGTGCTTGGCTTGTTCTAGCCGCTGTGCTTCTTCCTGTAAATGTAGAGTAATTATCTCCTGAACCACTTACGCTTGAACGATTTATTTGTAACCAACTTGTTCCATCTAAACTAAAATAAATATTAGTCCCTGAACAAGCAATTACGCCATCGCCATAAACAAAAAGCCCTAATATAGCATTAGAGCTGTTAGGTCTTGCTGCACTACCCCCACCGTAAAGTGTGTAACCATTTATTCTTCTGTAACCACCATCAGGATCAACTTCAAAGTTTTCTAACTCTGTAGCAAATCCGGGTTGTTGTAACATTTGAAACTGGTTGAGATTAGTGTTTAAACCCCCTTGACAAGATAAACCAAATGCTTGCATAGTTAATCAAACCTAATTCTGTCATCAGACATATAAGTTGGAACAGTCCCTAGTAAATTTTCCCTCATGCTTTTTAATCCCTTTTTAAAATCTTCCAGAGCAAAAGCAGCCATTTGAGGGTTGTCTTTAAATTGATGTGTGTAATATCTTGCTTTAGATAATATTACTGTTTTGTATAAATCAGGAAAAACTATTGCATCGTCATGTGCAGATAGTTGTGTGGGTAGGTTGTAAGCAAAAAACCAAACTTTATATACTTGATCTGGTATAGGGCTTAAACCAAATTTTCTTGCATCAGGACTTCTAATAACAAAGCGAGGCTCACCGCCTGTAGCTTGATCAGCGTCATCTGCGTTTTCTTCTGTTCGTCTAAAGTCTTTCCATTGTTCTGTAGTTAAGAATCTTAAATTTTTAGAAACATAAGGAGCCGATTCACCGCTTACTCCTACTGTTGTTAAATAAAAATTATTCCAATCTATAGAACCATAATCGTCTGCAACAGATGAACTAGAAGCTTTTAACTCATACCATCTTGTTGCTGCTACAGTATCTACAGAAACATTACCATACATAGGATCAGTAGCTCCACTTTCAGCGGCAGCTAGAAAAGGCCATTGCGGTTCTTCATTTGATATATCTAAGTATGATCTATTAATACAATCTTTAGCGTGTTGCTGTATTCCTACAGCACTAGAAAAAGTTGAAGAAGTTAATACAACTTCATTCAACTCACGTAGCAATTCGTTTGTTAATTGTAAGAATGTTGTAGCCATAATTATTCAGAGTCTCTAGAGGTTGTTGTTTTTTTCTTATCGCCATAAATTCTTTTGTAACCTTCGGCATACTTTTCTCTGTTTTCTTTTGTATACCAACGCCCCATAAGTCCAAGAGTCCTGCCTGTTTTCTTTTTAGACATAATTATAGGAGTTCTTTCGCTTCCTAATTGTGGCATTTCTTACTCCTTAAATAAAAAGGAAGGAGGGCTTTTTACAGCCCCCCAACCTAAACTTACTAGTCAATACCGTAGAACGCGGAAACTAATGCTTCGCTGCGTAGTACTTTAGAACCATAAACATGGAGTCCTCGTACTATATCGCCAAAGCTATCAGGATCACGAATGACTTCAGTATTCGTAATGGTCTGTGCCGTTGCTGTAGATGACATATGACCTGCAATACATTTACCTGCTGCATTTGAAGTAGATGCAATATTGTTGGTCTTGTACATATCAAAGCCACGTAACTTTCCAGATGATACTAAGCCGTTACGGATTGAACCCTGTCCTGCATTGTAATCAACAGACAGAAGCTTAGAAGAACTTTGAACAAGTACTTCATAGAACTCTGGATTCGCTAGAAACCAACGTCCTTCTTCTGGTACATTCTGCTCATCCAATAAACGTGCCATATGTGAAAGCACATCAATAGGATCATGTTCAGATGAACCAAAGCCAATGTCAAGATTACCAGTACCGTCAAAAGTTCCGGCTGCAAGGTCAGTTGCGCTGTCAGAACCTAGAACGTGATTTGGGCTAGATGCAGATACTCCTGAGAACATTGCTGCAATAACACCCTCGTCAAAGGCATCCTTTAGTGAATAAGCTGCGGATGATGCAGCAACGTCACGAAAATTAACGTGAGACATATTAGTTTCAATGTCATCTACGATGAATTTAAATGCGTTTGCTGTATCAACAACCAAAGTTAGTTCTTGGTCTGTCAACTTAGTCGCTGTTACGTCTGCCCCTCTTTCATACTGATAAACAGTGATTTCGGGTTCTTTGATGATCTTTACAGAATCACCAAAATTTGCAATCTCACCTGCATAATCTGTATTGGTAATTGCTTCCGCTACAGATGATTTTCTGAAAAAATTCAGAACTGTCTTGGAATAGACAGAAGGTAAGAAAAACGAATTATTTTGACCACTTACGGAGTTACCAAAGTTAGCATTGGTATCCGTACTCGGTTCAAAATATTGGTCAGATTGGTTATAAGCCATTATAATATCTCCTCATAAAACTTATTTTGCTATTCTCCCTTCTGATAAAGCCAATTTGATTTCATCTTCATATCTGTCAAATTGATCAATAGACATCTTAGCAATTTCTTTTTCTGTCCAAATTTTAGGAGCTTTCGCATCCACCGCTGTTGTTTTTGTAGACACCATATCAGCAGCAGAGCCTCTTTCCTTTCTTTTGGACTGCCTCTTTTGTGGTGACTGAGCCATGCCCTTTTCCATTTTGTAAAGGTCTATAGCACGACTAGCTAAAGTCGCATCACTATTATTTGCATAAACCCATCTTTGTATATCTTCTGGTTGCTCTTTAGCCCATTCATGAAAAGCTTCATCGCCCCTTATATCTTCAAAATCGGGGTGACGCTCTCTTAGAACTGTTTCAGCTTCACGTTTTAAAATATCAGTTTCACGGTCTTGCAAAGCTGATAATTGCTGTCGCAGTTGTTCAGTTTGGTTTTCACTTTGTAAATGAGCCACAGTTTCAACAGTTTCATACAGGTCTGGATTCTGCGCTTTAAACCTTTCAAGTTCTTCCAAAGTTTTTGGAGCTTGATACGCAGGAGCTTTTTCTGCTGCCTCCGCAAGAAGTTCTGTCTCTCTTTGTTTAAACTCAGAAAGTCTACTATCGTAATGTTTCTTTAGATCATCATACCTTTTCTTATAATTAACATCTTTAGAATTTTTAGCAGGGGGCGTTTCAGAATCTTCTGAAGGCGTAGCCTGTTGTTCTTGAGATGGTGCGTAGAATAAACCATCAGCATTTTCCGTTCTTGGTCTGTCGGGAGTGTGCCAACTTTTCTTTGCATTATAAGGATTAGGTGCTTTTTCCTCCACAGGATTAGTTTGTGTTTCAGCCATAATACTTCCTCCACGGGGCTTGTAAGTTTTAAAAGGTAGCCATTATAATGAATTATTTGTACAGATAATTCAGAATGGTGCTTTTACTTCAAGGTAGCCGTTATCGTTGTCTAACATTAAGACTAGGCATTTGATTAGCAGACAGCATAGTTTTATTTATGTTGCTTCTATAATCATCTTCCTCGTCTTTTCTCATTAAACCACCGTCATAAGCACGTTCAGCGTCATCCATCATAACTTGGAGATTGTCTGCACCTATTTGATCAGTGGCCTTTTTGGTCATCACAAATTCACCGTCA